GCCATGGAACATCGCGTCCCACGGCCAGTTGAACGTGCCGGTCGGCCGCTGGTAGATGTCCGCAAGTCCGCAGACAAAGTCCTCGCCGTCCTTCGGGGCGCGGATGCCGGTTGGCAGCATATTGTAGCGGGCGCCGATCTGGTAGTATCCGGCGATCTCCACCTCACCGCCGCCGTCCTGCACCATCGTGGCCGAGGGCGGGAAATCGTAGACGCGCAGTCCGTAGTGCTGGATCACCGCATCGGCAAACCGATACTTGTGCGGCTGCCAAGGCTCGCGGTGAAACACCACCGGCAGGTCATCCCGGTGCCGCCGCACCAAGTCCAGCACCACCATGCTGTCCTTGCCGAATGAGCAGGCGATGCATGGATTACCAAACTCGGCAAGCGACTGCCCGATGAGCCGGTGAGCGTAGGAGACTTTGTCTTCGTAGATCATTAGAAAGAGGCGCCTGCCAATGCCAGTCCTGCTCCCGTGGCGATGCCGCCGCCAATCCCGCCAATCATCCCCATCATGCCAGAGTTGTTAGACGCATTTGCCTGCATATTCGCCGCACGCATCGCCGCCCGATTGTTCTGATAGTTATTGTAAAGGCTGTCCTGACGATTCGTATTAAACGTCGCTGCATTACCAGACAGGTCGATCATCCCGCCGAGCTGTCCGCCGAGCATGTTGCCTGCGGCACCGCCGCTGAACTGACCCATGTTGATACCGGCCTGCATGGCGCGGGAGTATGGGTCAAGGTTCGTCATGTAGTTGCCGTAATTCATGCCCATCGTGGCGCTGTTGCCCAAGAGGTTGGCGCCAAGACCAAGCTGCCCCATGCCGAAGTTTTGGCGATTGAGCATCCCTTGGTTGACGGCGTTGTTGGCATTCAGCATGAACGAGCGATTTGCGTCGGTCTGCTGCATGTTGGCCGCTTGATTGAGGCGCTGGGCTTCCATGGACGTTTGCCCAAGGAACTGGTCGCGCTGCTGGTTGGCCAAACCGGCGCGCATGGCGGCGTCTTGGTTGGCCAAGTTGGCTTGCTGCTGGAATTGAGCGTCAGCCTGTGCAATGGAAAGGTCGGCGCCTTGGTTGAGGCGCTGGGCGTCCATCGCCGCCGCTTGATTGGCCAATGATTGCTGCGCCGCCACGCCTTGGTTGGCCAATGATGCCTGCAAGCGGTTGCCGACATTGCTGAACTGGCGGGCAATGTCCTGCTGTTGGACGGCAGCGGCAAACGCATTGTCTTCGGCCATGCGGGCGCGCGAGTAGCGGTCACGGTTGAGAAGTTCGGCGGCCATTCCGGCGCCTCCGGTAGCCAGACCGCGCGCTGCCATGCCTTGGCGAGCCGCCTGCACTGCATCGCGTGACGCTTCTGGCGAGAGCATTCCGTTGCTGCTGGCTCGGTTGATGGCCTGCTGCATGAGGGCAGATCCGAGCTGCCCTTGGCCGACATTGCCGGCCCTGACATTCCTGACGCGGTCGGCGTTGACTGCCGACACGTCGCGCACTGCGCCAAGCTGGGCGCCAGAGACATTCTGAGCGGCAACCTCGCGGACGTTGGTTGGTGCAACTACTTGGTCGGCGCGCACGCCCATGGCCTGCTGTCCAAGGCGCTGAAGTTGCCGCTCGGAGCGCGTTGGGCCAGATATCATATTGCCAACGCCAAGCGCGGAGGCCAGCGAGCCAAGCCCGCCGAGAGCTTGCGATTGGCCCATGACGTTCTGCCCAGCGTCGATGGCCGATTGCGTGAAGCGGTTATCCAACCGGCCAGCCTGCGCGTCGATCTGTGCCTGCTGGATGGCGTTGAAGTTTTCAGCGGCCGGAGCGAGGTTCTGATTTAGAAACGCTACATTTCCCGCTGCAAGGTCGCGGCCTTCTTGGGCAATCTGCGGCGCGCTAATGTTTGTGCCCCTTTGAGGCGCTACTGGGCGGCGTTTCGCGGGAGGACGGCGTGCTGGTGCTGGCGCTGGGCGTTTAGCGGGTGCTGGGGCCGGACGGCGTGCTGATGTTCTTTTTGCCATAATAGATCCTTACTAAGCGTTTGCGATTGTCGTCACGGTGCCGCTACTGCCTCGATACTTGAGGGCGCCTCCCTCAACATACAGGACGCCGCCGCCTGTAGGGTTGGCGGTAGGCGCAGTTGCGTTTGCCATGTGCAGCGTTTTTGCGCTGCTGGTTGCGGGCGTTGTCATACCAATCATTAGGTTTCCGCTTTGATCGGCGCGGAACAGCTCGGCGAACCCCGCACCTCTCCAGACATGCGAGCCTTCATAAGTGTCGCGGTAGAAATTATTATCCGTCCATTTTTGAAGTCTTGCACCTCTTCCTCCGCTGGCGTTCAGCCACTCAATGGCTCCAGCATTTCCATTGCCTAACACCACCTTGGGCGGTTCGGATGCGGTAATGGACGTTGTCGTGCCTAAAGCTATTTGTTGGGTGGACTGAATCCTGACCGCTTCTGACCCATTGGTTCCTATCGCCAAAATGTTTGCGGCGGGCAGATACACTCCATTGCCAGCAGTCGTGTTTGCTGATGGCACAAGTTTTCCGGCGGTAACTGTTCCGGTCGATGTCACCGTTCCGCTGGTATTTATTGCTGTGCTGCCGCCGATAGTTCCGCTGGTGATGGCCGATCCTGAAACCTTTCCAGCCGTGCTGATTGTCGCCAGCTTGGAATCGACAATGCCAGCCGAGGCATTTATGTCGGCGTCCACTATTGCGCCGGAGGCAATGGCCGTCACTCCTCCGCTTGTTACGGTTACATCTCCGGTTATCGCCGTAGCCGTTGGCACATTGCTGGCGTTGCCCATGAGCAAAGATCCTGCCGTAATGTTGGCCAGCTTGCCGTGGGCAATGCCAGCCGCTGCTGAAATGTCTGCATTGACGATGCCTGCGATCGTTGCCAGATCAACAAGGTTATTGAGCTTGGTCGCCGTGACGGTGTCGCCCGCCGCGAAAGTCTGTCCTTTGCTTAGTGTTGCCATAATTATGCTGTATTTCTGGTTTCTGTCGCTGGCAGCGACTTCGGTGATGCCTCGATGCTGGCGGATCTGATTTCCGGCCGCCCACCGGATGTTTCGTAAATCACTTCTGCGGCGTGCGCTTTGTAACGAACTGGTGCCTTCATGTTGTAGTCTTCGTCCTCCGCGCTGTTGTTGGTCAGCGTGTTAGCGATCAGCTCGTCTTGGTCGGGGTTGATTGTGTTCACCTTTGTCGTAATGGTTGCGCCCGCCGGAACAACCACATCGGCGATGGTGCGAAGGAACCGCTTGCTGTGCATGTCCTGAAAGTCAAAACGGCGTGTTACGATGCGGCCTACTGTGGGGTTGGTCGCGTTGGCGGCTCCAGCGGCGTTATCGTCGTCACCGCTTTCGTTCTCTTCCAGCAGGTAAAGGTTGCCGGTGCGAGGTATGGCAAATACGCGGCGAAGGTTGTTGTAATTGGCTACTGCGATATTGTTGACTGCCGCCGATGCGGGAAACGTGTCACGATACTCCCACTGGTCATTGAGTGCGCTGTATGCCAGCAAAAGCCGGTTGCCGCCGTCCTCAAGCACGCTGGGAATGGCCAGCAGATAGCGGTTATTGTGCCACGCGGCGAAGGCCGAGTTCTCAACTTGGTCTTGGTTGATGAGGTCAAATATGTCAGAAATCGGCTCGCTGAGAGGCTTAGTGTCGCCGCGCAGCTTCAAGTCGAGGCGACTGTCGAGGCGGTAGACGCCAGCGTCTGACAGGAAGAAGACAAAGTTTCCGGCGGTGCAAATGGTGTTTCTTGCCGAGCATCCGATTTCGTTGGTCAGGAGCGTCATCCCGCTTACTGGTGCATCCACCGAGAAATCGCTGCCATCGGTGCTGCTGAACTGATTGAGCGTGGCGAGCCAAATGCTTTTGCGACAAAAGACCAAGGCTGATCCGTCAACCCATGGATGGATCGCAACAATGCGGTCATCACCGCCAGCACCAGCGCGGAAGCTGTTGAAGAAGGGATCGTATACGTCTGGGTCGAGAACGTCCGAGATTGCAACCGTGTCCCGATTGCGAGCGAACCACAATCTATTGTTGAAATAGGTAGCCCAGCCAGTGGATGGCATTGTCGTGAAGCTGGCGCCCTCCGATGGGACGCCCGCTGTGGCGCGGACGAAGTTTCCAGATCCACCATCCCAATAGAGCGGCGGCTTGACTCGGCGAACAGACATTCCGGCAGAAGCATCGGCCGCTGTTCCAGATGGCACAGTGATCGTAAAGCTGTTTGTCGCTGCGGTCTGGATGTCGTATTCGTGTCCGTCGAAAGCAGAGCTAACTGACGAGCCTTCGATGCGAACGCGCATGCCAGCCGTATAGCCGTGTGCCGTCACATTGACGGTCGCCGTTGTCGTGCTGACGGTGATGCCAGCCGCCGTTGTAACCTTCTCCTCCCATCCAGCAACAGTCACATCTGCATAGCGCAGCACATAAAGACGATCAAACGCCTGCACCACCGAGACCGTGTCGGTTGTCTCAATAATTTCTGCCGGTGACGTAGGAAATGTTTTTGTAACGACCGTCTTTCCGTCTGCCCACAAATACACTTCGCTGCGTCCGGCCAGAGCAATGTATTCTGAGGCGTTGTCGTAGTTCTGTGACGAGAACGTGCCAGCAGAAAACAGCCCGCCGGTGTAGACATTTTGCACGATTGGTGGAGATGCTGCGTCCAACACGAATGACAGCGTGAGAGGCGCGCCGGTTGTCCCAAGCGCATCTGTAAGCCGCTTGCTGCCCTTGCGGGTCTGCGCAACTCCGCGATCCAAGCGCATGTTGACGCTGTCTTGCAGCATGCCCGCCGGAAGGGTCAGCGGGTTCAAGCGGCTGGCGAAGCCGATGAAGCCGTTGTCGCCGTCGCGTTGGACTGGACTTTCTAAAGCCATTAGTTGAGCGCGGCTTTGAGCCGTGACTTAAAGCGGGCCGCGTCGGCGGGGCTGATGTCGTTTTTGCGATTGGGGGCGATTTGTTGGTGGGTGACGATGCGGGACATCGGGATGTGCCAGCGCTTCATGCGGGGCACGATGTATTGGATGGCGCTGTCCATTGCCGCTTCACCGAGCGGGTCTTCGTAGGTATTGCCGTCCCATGCCACGCCGAGGGAATAGCTGTTGCAGTCCGGCACGCCCTGCCATGAGCTGATGCCTGCATGCCAGCAGCGGGCGGTATCGTCGGCGAGGACGGTGCGGTTGCCGTTTCTGGCGATGATGACGTGGTAGGACACTTTGCTCTCAGGGTTCACGCACCAAGAGACGGAGCCGTTATAGCTGCCGCTCGTATGGTGCAGGACGATCATGGTCGGTGTGATGGGTCTGCCGCTTTTGTTCGGGGTGTTGAGACGGCGTTCGTCGTAGGCTTTGCTCGCGGCGGGTGTGGAGACGGTTGTGGATGCGTATGGCAAGCTCGGCGAGGCTGGCGCTGGGCCAGTCGCGGACTTTTTGCCAAACAGATTCTTGATCCACTTCCACATGCGCTTACTTAGCGTGGCCTTTAGGCGGCGGGTTGACGGTGACGGTGGCCTGCTGCTTCAAGAAGTCATAGCCGACCGTCACGCACCCAGCCGCAAGAGCAGCCCAGCTCACGGCGAGGATCGCAACTGCAATGAGTTTTGTGGCGCGGGCGTGGCTCATGGAGTCAGAGGCGGGCGTTGTGGTCTTTCGCCATCAGCAATCCCCATCCGGCCAATAGACTTGCGCCGACGAGGCCGAGGTCAGGGATTGTGCCGCTGGCCAGAAATTCGCGTCCGGCCGTGGACAAGCTGGCGATGATAGTGAGTGCTCCGAGCAGGTTCGTTTTCCAGTTTCTCATATTATTTCAGTTCCTTCCGTTTCTTTTGAATGTCGTGCAGGACGCTCACAAGAGTCGCCAAGCCGACCAAAATACCGATGCAAAGACCTGCAACACGCAGGGTTGTTTCAAGGTGTGGCAACATAGAAAAGACAGACGAGCCAATGGATGTGACGGTGCCGACAACACCCTTCTCTGTCGTCGTCATGTGATAGTGCCACGAAGTCATAGCCACACCCTCCGCTGCTGGGTCGGAGTGACGCTGTAGGCCGGTGCCGGATCGGGCCGGTCGTCGGTCACGCGGAGGTTGAGGTGCCAGCCGTCGAGCAGCGTGCTGACCGGATTCTCGGGGTCGCTGTTGTCGGTGTCGGTGAGGATGCCGACCGGATCAAGCGCATAGTCTTCTCCGCTGGTCTTCCATCCGGTCTCGCTGTCGTAGTAATCGGCCAGCGCGGTCTGGGCCGTCTGCTCGTCGGGGAATTTGTAGAGAAAGTCCTTCATGTTACGTCGTGAGTTGTTGGAGCAAACTGTTGCTCAAGCGGCGGGGCCAGTAGGCGATGCGGCGGATATGGCTGTTAGCCAGCAGCGCGCTGCCGCCACGGTTGCCAATATAAAGATGCGTTGCGGTTGGCACCGTGCCAGATGCTTGAGATACAACCGCGCCACCCTGCACTGTCGCCGCGAAGTCTGACGCCTTGTATGCAACGATTACTCTTGTCGGCCACACAGAAGAGTTTCCTGCATTAAACTCGTCCCACTGGCTGGCTGTAGCCGTCACAATGGTTACGCGCATCCTGCGGCCGGAGCCGCCTTGGAGGCCCATTGCAACGCGATTGTTGAGCGTGTTGTCGTCAAGCGACGCTATGGTAACTAAGTTGGTGTTCAGCGTGTCTCGCTGAACCTCCGCAAACAAAGTCCCCTCGCTCTGATTATAGAAGCTGGAGATCGGCGTGACGACCGCACTGTCCGCTGCGCGGGTGGCGGCGGCGGTGGTCGTCGGGATGTAGGACGTGGCGAAGGCGCCTTGCTCAAGCTGCGGGGCGGCTATGCGGAGGGTTAGGTCGATGGGGTTGCCAGAGGCGTAATTGATGCGGATAAAGCCATAAACATGCGCTGTTGACGCGTCTGTGAGCGTTCTTGTAGCAACTGCTCTTTGGGTGGGTAGTGCTGCGCTGGTTGGGGTGAACGCTGCGTTGGTTGTTTGTAAAACAGCGTTTGCGGCGCTGCGCTCTTGAACGGTGCACTGAACAGACGTAACATTGGTGAGACTTCCAGCAGCAAGTTTGACATGCATTGAATGTGTCCACGATTGACCGCTTAATCCAGACACGACTGTAGCGGCTTCCCCTGCAAAAACCCCATCACCGTTGCCGGTTGGAGTGCCGCTTATTTTAACGTCAATGTAATTTAAGCCGCCCTCCGTCCCAGAACCCAATAGTTCTACAGTCAGTCCATTGGTGGCCATTGCTGCTCCAGAGATCCAATTCGTCGGCATCACCCCACCACTCCCAATCACCCCAGCCGTCGAACCACCAGCCTGCGAGTTGCGGATGCTATTCGTCCGCGCCTCCTCGATGAGCAGCCCCAAGCTGCTGCCGCCGGAATGGTCGAAGCGTGGCGTGTCGTTGGCGGCCGTTTGCAGGGTGCCGTTGGCGTCGAAGAAGGTGGCGTTGCTGGCGCGGGTGAAGGTGATCGCGGGGCCGGTGCCGTTGTTTAAGGTCTTTTCCCCGGCAAAGTCGCGGCTGAAGGTCGGGCGCGCGATGGCGGCGCCGGACCCAGCGGAGAGCGACAATGTCGGGGCGAGGATCATTCTTAGGCGGTGTAGGCGATGATGCGGCCGCTGTGCAGGTCGATGGCGGTGAACTTGCCGAAGAGGATGGTGCCTGCCGGAATGACTGGGGCGCTGGCGTCGGTCGTGTTCGCAATGTCGGCGATGTTGCCGGTGAGCGTGTGGAACTTGGCGTCGGCGAGGACTTGGACGGCGAGCCAGTCGCCGGTGCGGGCCGTGGTGTCGGCGATGTAGTTGCCGCCGCTCAGGCCGTTGGTGATTTTGTTATTAGGGAATCCCATAGTGTTGGTTGGTTAGTATTGGTTGACGCGGGCGGTCCATGTGGATGGTTGGCCTTGCTGAAAGTAATATTTGTCGCGCTGTGAGATTAACTCGGCTTCTGCGAGCTGTTCCATGGCCAGAGCCTTGTCGAACTGGCCGTCCTCAATTTGCAAATCCGAGGCGAGCTGATAGCCGACTGCTTTGGCGATGACGGCGGGCACGGTCGCGGAAAGGTTGCTCGCGGAGTATTCGGTCGGGCGGATGCGGTAGTTGACCCAGACGGTGGTTGGCAGGTCGGTGCCTTGCGGGAAGCGCACGTTGTCGCCGAGGAGCGTGTAGCCAATCTGGCGCGGGGCAACGTGGGTTGCAGGATTGTCGCGGAGGACGCCGAAGACTTCGCCCATGGCGGTCTCGCCGGTTTGCTCGTAGGGGATGAAGTAGCCGGTGGTGTCGTTGCCTTCGACGGTGCGTTCTTCGACGCGCATAAGCTCAGGCCAGTCGGCCCATTCCCAGCAGTCTGCGATGCGTTCGTTGGCGGCGGCGACCATCATGGTCTTGGCGCCGGATGGGATGGCGTCGATGGTGCTGGCGTCGTTGCCGACACGCTGCCATGCGCGGAGCAAGATAGATTGTAGAGTTACTGTCCTCATTGTGCGCTTAGTTCGGCAACAGCCTCCGCACTCGCCTCTTCAAACGTAGCCGCAGGGCTTCCAAAGCTCTCCGCTGGTGCGGGTGTCGGGGATGCGGCCCATGAAAGCATCACGCCTTCCAGCCATGTCTTGCAGGCGGTCATCTTCGGGCCGAGGGGTTTGTCTGCTTGGAGCAGGGCCATCTCAAAACGCTGGAGGGCGAGCGTCTGGTAGGGGGAGAAGTATTGGCTGACGGCTTGCTCGGCGGTGATTGTCGGCAACGGCGCAGGCGTTCCTGCCACCCATTGCCGCTCCACACGATCCTCAAACCAGACAACGCTTGGCTCCCATGAGCCTTGTTCGGGCTTCGGGATTTTGACCAGCGGCACTACGGATTCGCCCTCTGGCACATCGCGCCAGTTGCCTTCGTCATCCGTAAGCAGGCTGACGAGTTGCTGGCTCGGCACAAGGCCGACTGTGAACATTTGATTAGGTTCCATAAGCTACCTCCACGGCGTCCACGCTGGCCGTCCAGCGGAAAATTGTTGCCGAAAGCCCTGTCGGGCGGACGCGAATATAGTCGCCTGCATCCACTGTGGCGATTTCCAGCGAGGTGCCTGCTGCGCTGTCCGTTCCGATGGTGACTGCTGCGAAAACTTCGCTGCTGGTTCCCCCCACATTCTTGGCCGCATACTGCCGCTCAAACGTGGCAACGGTTGCGCCCGTGGAAGAAACGCCGACCACTTTGATGTTGCAGAAAATAACCTTGCCGCTGGGAATCGTCAGATAGGTGGTGCTGCCATCCAGCGCCATCTCGACGGCGGCGTTGGTAGTGGTTTTGCAGCGCAGGACGGCGCGGATGGCCTGCGCGTCTCCGTCTGCGGCAAAAAAGCCAGCAGAGTGCGCCAATAGTGCGTATCTGTTGGCAACAGCGCGAATACCGAGCGCAGATGAATAGGCTGAAGACGCAGTGGTGCTTCTTCCCCCAATACAGATTGCCGACTCGCCAGATGCCGTATTGAACGCACCGCCGATGCAAGTTGCGTAGTCATTCGATGAGGCCACGTTGTTACGGCCAATAGCCACGCCCCCAAATGTTGACGCAGTCGCACCGAGTCCCATCGCAATCGCATCCGTGCTGCTTGCCGTAGAGGTGCGGCCCACGGCAAATGAGTATTCACCCGAAGCAACTTGCGTTGACGCAGTGCGGTTTAGCTGCAAATCGACCGATTGAATACCTCTGGCATTACCACCCGTGGCGCTTCCGTCTGGCTGCGGCCCCAGCATAAACGCGCCAGTGCCTTTAGGGCTTACCACCAGCGCCGAATTGGTGTCGCTGGCGACATTGGACACGCGCACCAATGTCTGCACGGCATGGCCCGTGAGCAGGGTTGCCCCCGTGATGTTGGTCGTGAAAAGCGAGGCCGAGCCGCCGTCCGTGGTGGACAACTGGAAGGTCGCTCCGCTGGCGTTGATGACGAAGTAGTTCGTCGTGGTGTTAAGGCCACTGCCGCCAGTCAAGGCCGTAAAGCGCACCCGCTGGCCGTTGGCGAAGGCCGAGCCTGTGGCCGTGATAATGTCGGTGCCAGCATCGCCTGTGACGCTGGTGAAGGCGGTCACTGCGTCTTCGATGACGAGGCCGCTGGCCTGCAACGTGCTGCCGCCCGTGCCGTCACTCCGCAAAATAGAATTGTCGGTGGAGCCTGTGCCGCCGCCGATGGTGCCCCCCGCTACAGCTTGCCATGACCCATCCCCGCGCAAAAAGTTACTGGCCGAAGGTGTGCCACTGCCCATCCGCGCAGGAGCAAGCGTTCCGCTGGAAATGTTGCTGGCGTTGGTCGTGTCCGTGGTCGCCGAAGCGGCGAGGCCGAGAGCCGTGCGCTGGCTGGAGGCATCTGCCGCCGTAAGCAGGGCACGGCCTGCGGTGGTGGAGTCGGAGATTGCGGAAGCGGGGTGCGTGTGCGAAGCCGCCGCAAAGTCGGTTGTCGCTGCTGCTGCTGCCGTGCCGAGGGTCGGCTTGTTGAGAATTTGCGCGTCACCGCTGCTCGCGTTCCAGTCGGCGTTGACGTTTACTTCCGCGCCCGAAGCAATGCCGTCCAACTTGGTCTTGTCTGCCGTAGAAAGAAATCCAGCGACAGACTGTGTGGCGTCCGAGTGCGTGTGCGAACTTGCCGCCGCGCCGACATCGGCTGGTGTTCCGTAAGTGAGCTTGTTGTTTGTATCGTTCCAATAAACAATCCGAGTCGCACCCGCATCGTCTGCCGAGATGGCCCCCGATGAGACGGAAAGAATGTCTGCGGCGGTTGATTCGATTGAGACGGTATCGCCACCGCCACCGCCAGTTGCCGCCTCCCATGCTGCGCCCCCAGCGCCGTCAGCCGTAAGGACGTAACCGTCTGCCGCCGCTCCGCTGCCGAATTGGTCGGCGTTGTCGGTTGTAAGTGCGATAACTCCAGACGCATCGGGGATTTCTAAAGTTCTTATTTCTCCCGTCTCGACGCCCGAAACATCAAACTGAACTTTTTTTGTCTCGTCCGTGGTGTCGCTTAGACCAACGTAGTCGCCATCGCACCATAAGGCCCCATTCTCAAAAGCGCCCGCGTTAGAAACATTCGGCCCGCCCGCTGAAAATTTGCCTCCAGCACCAACCTTAAAATTGGGCGTTGTTGTTACGTTAGTCCCAGCATCATTTGACGCATCGCTGCGGAATTGGCCTTCCGCACCTTGAAAATAGAACAAGGTAGCCGCGCCAGAGTTGCGTCTTTTGAAATTGCTACCGTTAAAATAAACATTGTCGCCAATCCATGCGTTGTTGAGCGCGTAGCCTTGGAACTCCAGTGTGCCGAGCTTTAGGCTGCTGTTGTTTTGGTCTGGCGTGAGGGTGAGCTTGTTAAAGGTCGGTTCGTCCGTGGTGCTGAGGTCTTGGTCGTAAATCGGATCACTTCCAGCAGTAGAAGCAACTCCGCCCGAAAGTGTAAGCGAGTCGCCATCCTCGGGAACTTGTCCGCCATCGCCGCTGTCTAAAGTGGCTTGATTTGATGGGTTGGCTGCGTTCCAAGCTGCCAGCACAGTCTCCACATCGTCCACGCCATCGAAGCCCAGCGTGATGCTGTTGCCCGCCGTGCCTGCGGTGTTGGCCGTGATGGTTACTTCTTCGGAAAAAGATTCATTGTCGCCGATGCCTGTGTAACTGGCGGCAATGGCGGGTGTGCTTGCGAGGTGGCTTGCGGCGTGCGCGGCGGGTGCGGTAGTGGTCAGCGCGATGGTGCCAGACGCATTCGGCACGGTCAGCGTGCGGGTGGTGCCGGTGGTGATGCCGGAGAGTTGGAAGGCTAAATTTTTGGAGCTGTCCGCGTTGTCGTAGAGGAGGAAGTTGGCGTCGTTGAAGACATCCGGCAGAATGCCTGCGTAGGTCCAGTCAGTGGCGCGTGTTCCGGTGGTGGCAACGCGGATGTAGATGCCCGCGGGCTTGCGGTTGATGAGCCAAGTGCCTTCGGGTTCGCGGACGAGGTAGGCGGCGTCTACCGCTGGCGGGTTGGCGGTAGGCAACGCGCTGAAGTTTTGCACCTCGCCGTCGATATAGGACGCGCCGCCGCCGCCGCCCGATCCTTTTTGATCGAACGTGCCGCTGAAGGGGTTAAACGTCCAAGGCATGGTAAAAGAGACTAAGAGACTAAGAGACTAAAAGGCTAAGAGCGGGTGACGGCAGCGAGGTCCGCGTCGTTGGTGGTCGGCGGGTTGGTCGTGTAGGAGAAGGTCAGCGTGGCGACTGTTTGGCCTCCGCTGCCGCCTTCTTTGTAGGTGACGGTCTGGATGTTGTTGGTGGAGCCGTAGTAGCTGATCGAGAGATAGTCGTGCTGCGGGATGTTGAGGCCAGCGACATTCCTGACGTTAATGTTCGGGTGCATGGGTTAGGCGGCGGGTTGGGCGGTCATGCCGAGTTGCTGGTCTTGCGCCATCTTTTGCAGCGCGGGTTGCGCGCCGGTGCGGCCGATGACTGCGTTTTGCTGCTGTTGCAGTTGGAACTGGAAGGCTTGCGCTCTCGCGTCGATCATGTTGCGGAAGATTTCGTCTTGTTGGTAGCGCTGTTGGACGGCGGGGTTGCTCTGAATGATCTGCTGCAAGGTTTGCAGCCTTACCTGCGCGTTTTGGCCGCCCTCCTTGAGCGGGGGTTCGGTGCCTGCGGCGATTTTTGCGAAGGCGGTTTGTTCGTCTTCCTGCTCGGCCTGAGTCGCGGCGCCGATGTCTTTGATGAGGATGCCGGCGAGATTGGGGTCTACTGCCTGCATCATATATTGGACCAAGCCGACTCGATCGATAACGCCGAAGCTGTCCAAGGGAACCAAGACTTTGGCGAGGTAATCTAATTTGGCGCCCAGTGCTTCGGAGTCGAGCAGCCGGGCGTCGAACTCGCAGGTCACGTCAAAGCGGCCGCGGATGTCGGCGGGGCTGGCGGTGAGCGGGAGATTGGGGTTGCCGGTGACGCGGGCGACTTCTTCCGCGGTCATATACTGCTGGCAGAGGGCGAGCGTCTGGACGAGGCAGAGCTTCATGTCCAAGAGCCAGCCATCGACCAACTCCTGGGTGTGGAGCATGTAGCGTTGCGGCGGGACGGCTTCGGAGATGCGGCCGAAGTAGTTGTCCACGTCGTTGCGGATGGACATTTCGACTTCGATGCTGCCGGCGTCGGGCTGTGGCGGGTTCATCCAAGTGATCTCGCCGGGGCGGCGCTCGGGGATCTGGACGCCCGGTCCCATGATGAGGTCCATCTTGCCGCGCGCGGCAGGGGTTTTAAGCGGGGGCAAGGTGACGATGCTGGCGCGGTCGCCTCGCATGTCGCGTTGGATTTTGACTTCTTCCTGGGCGGTCTGGACGATTTCTGGCACGCCGCGGGATTCCAAGATGGGGCGTGAGGCGCGCTCGCGGGGCAGCTCGACGAAGGGATAGAGCGCGTGGGCGTAGGGCAGGATGTCGTGGACGGCGGTGCGATCCGGGACGTGGTAGCTGAGGACGGTGCGGGTGACGCGCATCGCCTTGGTGCGGTCGTCGTGCTCCTTCCTGTAGACGTGCCAGATCTCGATCATGTCGCGCTGGTGGTCGTAGAGAAACTGGTCGCTGCGGTGGAGGTTCAGCGAGATGCGGCGGATGTCGCCCTTCTTCTCCACGACTTGCTCAACCCATTTGTCGTCCCAGCCCTCTACAGCGGCACGTTCGCGCAACTCCGGTTCGGTCATTAGCTCGCGTCGGGCAACGAACGCAGCACGCTGTAATGAGTAGGTCTGGGCGGGGAAGATGATGTCTTCCCAAGGCTCGAGCGCGATCCACTGGGGCCGGCTTTCAAAAACGTAGGGCTGCTCCCATTCGACGAAGCCCTTCTCGCGGAACTGTCGGACTTTGGCGGTGGTGCCAAGCTCCGGGATGACTTCGCCCATCAATTGCGCGGCGAGTTCTTCTTGCTCGGGGTCGAGGACGACTTCGAGGAGGGCTTGCAGGTTGGGGTCTTGCGACTCTTGCAGCATCATCATGGCGTCTTCCATGCTGAAGCTCTTGATCTCGGTGCGGGTGGTCTTGATCCAATCGACGGCCATGACGGCGAGGCCGTAGGTCTCGCGGAAGTTGGCGGCGAGCTGCACTTCGCGCCGGAGGTCATCGAGGACGTGCTGGAAGAGGAGCCACTTAAGGACGGACTCCGCGGCGCTGCGCTTGTCGATGTCCATGGACTCGACGGGCTGGACCTGGACGCGCGCCTTGAAGAAGGCATTGGTCAGCATGGCAACGTGGTCGCGGACGATGGTGTCGGCCATGCGCACGCGCGAATCGAGGGACTTGTCCCATGGGAATGGGCGCTTGCCGAGAGCCTCTTGGTGTTTGCGGCCGTCGTCGGTCTGGCCGGCCCAGATGCAGAAGCGGGTGTTCCAGTTGCGGAGCTTGCGCTGGACGTAGCCGCTGCCATCGGCGTCGGCTTCATCGATGTCCGAAAGGATCTCGGAGATTTTGTCGCGGTCGGGTGCTTTGATCATTTAAGGGACAAGCACCGTGGTGCGGCGCGGGGTGTAGTGGACGGCGGTCTCGGGGTGGCGCTTCTTGAAGTCGTCGCGCCAGCCTTTGTCGGCCCAGCACCCGGGTTCGGTTTTTTCCCAAGCCCAGTAGACATCGGCGTCGATGCTCATGGTGTGCTGGCCGATGCCTTCGACGGCGCATTGCTCGAGGCGCTCGTTGGCCTGCGCGATGCGCTGCTGCTCAAGGCCAGCCATGACGGCCTTGACGTTCCAACCTGTGAGGAGTTCCTCTTTGACGAGGTGGGCCATCTCATCGCCCAGGTCGTTGGCGATGCCGGTCCAGAGTGAGTCGGCCATCCTGAAAGCTGCGGCGCCCG